AGTCGATTGACGTAGTTAAGTCATGGGTACAATTGTGCTCATGTATGCGTACACACTCTTCGTCCTTGATGTTTTCATTGTGGCTCACCTAACCGGTAGTATGTTTGTAGAGGCAGAACCTTTCAAACTTAGCAGTTATGGTGTTCCCGTATTGATATCAGACATCTATGGGTTGGTAGAGAGTGCTATTGTCAGTACCACGCACGCGTGGTGTGGCAGTATTTTGTATGTTATAGTTGGACCTACCGCTTGGGTCTTTGATTGGTCAGGAGTGTATATTGTGTGTACTCGGTATATCAATATTCCTGACACTCTCTTTGGCACAAGCTGTACACTACCAGTTTCACTCATGGTGTTCTGGTTGGTGGTGTTTACTCTGTTAGTGTGGATTCATTTGTATTTGTTTTGTCAGATTGTTAAGTTGCTGCAGGAAATGGGCGTTACTTGGTATGTTAGCCTGTGTACGCTTTTAGCTTGCTCACCACCTCTGTACAACCCGAATACATTACGGATGATGTTTCGCGAGACTCCTAGGTTGGACCTTAAGAAGCCATCAATGAACCACACCCACCCTGTAAGCGCTAGTGCTCGTACGGGTGCGAGTAAATGGATGGATTACTTCTCATCACGCCTTGGATTGATACCATATTATATTCAGATGACCTCATCTGATATCCGGGCCAGTAGAGAAGGTAGTCGTTCTTACTTTTGGGAGAAAGATCTTTCGGTGGAGTTTAGTGCGACCAGTGTCAAGGGGAGTCACATATTGTGTTTATCAGATGTTGATATGTACATAAATATGAATGCATTCCTCACAGAACACTGGAATCCTGTACTAATATCCACCGTACAACCAGATCAAGCAGCTAAGGGCAGTGGAGAGTATAGCTATCTCTTCCTTGAGGATAATCAGATTGAGTACCGAGTTTCAGGTGGCGCTGTGTATAAGCACCACATCTGGAATTACGGTAGTGATTTCCTCACGGTTGTTGAAGGAGTTAAGCTATACAGACCATGGCAAAAAGTCTCGGTATATCATGTTGACAGGATTTGTATGAGTCCTGACCATTATGCTATACTGTTGACACCTCTGCGACGTTTTGTTACTGTTTTTGGATTTATCCCGATCAAACATGAGCCTTTGCGCCGGTTTGAGCCTGTTATGTGTCTTAAGGACACGGAAGGAGTGGAACATAAGTTTGTCAAGATCCGCTACTGTAAAGCAGCTGGTCAAACTATTAGTATAGCGAGGGTTGGGTCTTACAGTTGTGCTACTGTATCTGCAAGCATTGATGATGCTATTGCTACCCAGTCTCGCATCAGCCGTGTGGCATTAACAACTGCCCAGACTGAGACCATAAGTGGTGTTACTGATAAGACAAGCATATTGGTTCTCACAGAATTCCATCGCCTTGAGAAAAATCTCACTGGAGATTACATGTATCCCGTAGAAGAGTCAGTTTGGAGGTATCAGTTCAAGCCTGCGAGGTTTGATCCTGACGCTAAGTCGATGTTAAAGCCCTATATGAGCCCCCTTGTCCCATTATGTTTTGCCCCAGATGTGTGCCAGAGCAATGAGGAGGCGTCTATAGAGGGTAGGATACAAGACCTAGTTGCTAATAGGGTTGAGGTGAAGATGACCCCCCGGTTAATGCGTTCTATGGAGGCATTTTTCCGTATGTTAGTACCTGAAAGAGAGAAGCAGACATATGTTCCTGAGGACGATGATGTCGTTTTTGCTAAGCAGAATCGACCGACTCAGCGTAAGATATTGGAACAGGCAGCCGATGATCCATCCCACCTTTCAAATGAACCCATAAAGAGTTTCATGAAGAAGGAGGCTTATGGTAAGGTCACTGATCCTCGTGTTATCTCCCAGATTCCACCTAAGAACAAGCTTAAGTATTCAAAGTATATTTATGTTGTGGCTTCTATACTGAGGAAAGCTCCTTGGTATTCCTTCGGCAAGACACCCTTGCAGATAGCCACAAGGATTGCTATGATTTGCAGTAAAGCTAAACGTAATGTAGTGAAAACTGATATGTTCCGTATGGATGGTAATGTGTCACCACTTGCAAGAGAGATAGAACATGCTTTCCTGCTGTGGATTTTCTCCCCTGTTTATCATCAGGATTTGAATGAGGTGCATGCTACACAGCATAACCAGTATGGCTTTGGCAAGTTTGGTACCAATTACCAGACTGATTCCACCAGGCTGTCTGGCTCTACTGAGACGGCAGACATGAATTCTTTCCTTAATGCCTTTATGGCATTTGATGATATTTACAACTCCCCCTCTGAGGGAGTAGATCTCACCCCTGAAGAGGCTTACGACCTTTTAGGTGAGTATGGTGGAGATGATGGCATTACTCCCGATAGAGACGTGGCTCATTACACAGCCACATGTGCCTCTATTGGGCAGGTACTGGAGGCTGAGGAAGTGAAGCGTGGTGATGTTGGTGTCGACTATCTGGCAAGATTATATGGCCCAGAAGTCTGGCACGGGGATCCCACCTCTATGTGTGACATAAAGAGACAGTTGAGTAAACTGCATGTCACAGTTTCACTCCCAGCGTCAGTATCCCCCGTACAGAAACTAGCTGAGAAGATGGTTGGGTTTAGTCTTTCAGATCATTCAACTCCGATTATTGGTGATCTGTATGCTAGGATGAGCGTTATCTGTCCAGAGGTGTTCCCAGGGAAACTCGGCACCTTAGGCGCTTGGATAGCGGTCTATACAGCTCATTATGATGATATTGATGAGCAGTATCCTAATGACTATGACTCATGGATGGATGATGAGGTGGTGCGTGCAATGCCCACCTTTGATATGGTGAAGTTTGTGGCTTGGCTTAACAGATGCAAGGTCCCTGAAGACTTCCTCCATCCTCCTCAGTGTGTTGATGATCCTCCAGCTCCAGTGGTAAAGAAACCCGCTGTAGTTGCTGGTGAAATCAAGGTCCCTGGTGGTGAGGGCAGTGTAAATACTCCCCCCAAGGCTGATAAGTTGTTTGTTAAGGATAATATGAAGAGATGTAAGTTCACTAAGGCTGAGTGTAAGTTTGGTGTTGCGTGCAAATACATGCATGTTGCCATTTTGCTCATGCTTATTGGTTATGTGTCTGGGGCGACTCATGATAGCCCCAGTACGAATTGTGTCGTAGTGTCACAGTTTTTAGCTAATAGTGTTGATCCCTCTCGTTGTTCTCCTCTTTCTCCTATTGTTGACTGGCAGATGTCTAAAGTACATCCGAAACCGGTTCAGAATAATAAGGCGAAGGCCAAACCACAGCATGTGAAGCCTCCTCAAGGGAGCAGCATGATAGTATCAGCCACGTCCGGCAAAGGAACAGGTCCAAGGAATGGTAATGCATTGGTGCATCAGCCCAGAGCGTTGAATGTTACTACCCGTAAGCAGCAGGTTATTGAGGAGGACGAATACATATGTGAAGTCATGTCCAATACAACCTATGGTCCAGCTTTAGGCAGTTACTCTTCGACTGGTGGATTGTATTTGAATCCAGCTAATGCTACTACGTGTCCCTGGGCTGCTTCGCTTGCCTCCAAGTATGAGAAGTATGATGTGGATTATGCAGGGTTTTACTTTAAGTCTGAGACCACTGAGCTCCAGCCTAATGGTGTTGGGAAAGTCATGTTTGGATTCGATTATGATTCAAATGATGGCTCACCAGCAACTAAGCAGGCACTTGAGCTCATGGATCCTCACTCAGATTGCAAGCCTTGCCAGGATATGATGTTAATGGTGGACCGTAAGGAGATTGCCAAAGGAGATGCAAAGTTTTGTCTCGCTGGCAATGTCCCTACTGGTACTGATGTGAAGACATACCATGCTGGTATCTTGTGGGTATTCTCGCAGGGTCAAAGCACTAGTGGTGCCAGCATCGGAGAGCTCCATATTAAGTATAGATTTAGACTACGTAAGCCAACTCTGTCACCTACGACCACTTTGAGTGTTCCTAGTCCTCAGGCGTCTTGGCTGTGGTCTAATCTAGCTTCTACTGCAGCTTCCACTATAACCAATTCATTCACTGGAACCAATGATCCTCGTATCACAGTGACCACTGGAACCGTGGGACCAGATGTTGTGGCCAATATCAATTTCCTGCCTGGGTTACCTCCCGGGAGATATCTTATTGACATCTTAGAGATGTGTGCCACTGGGTTGCCTATTAGTGCACCTCAACCTCTAGTCTTTGGTATCGGTGGAACAGGGATAACTCAGTCCTCAGCTGATGATGATATGGCATCTGCGGCCTCTGCGCCTTCAGTGTCTGTTGATCAGGTAGTCACAAACTATAATGGCGGTGCCAACTTAGCTTATAATACAGGCTCTTCACAATCCACAGATGGAGTGACGAGCCTTGCTCCCTATAAGTTGATTGTTGACATTGGATCATCATTGGTAGGTGCCTACGTGGCTGTGAAGGGACCACATTCCTCTGTTTCCACTTTCACATCTTGGATGAATGTTCTTGTGACATTGCTGACCACTAGCTATGGCATGAGAGCAGGACGTAACTCACATGGATTGGAAAAGGTTCTGAAATTAAGATCAGACTACCTGGTTGAGAATGGCAGTGTCCTCAGGGATGCCACTCAGCTGGTACAGTCTGACAGAACCACAATCGTGAGAGAAGACTATGTAGCTGTTGAGTCCAGCTCTAGTTCCTCTCCATGTGGGATTGGTGCCACTAAAGGGGTGTTAGCATAAATCGGCT